TCATGATATGATATTATATAATTATTAAATACTTGTTTATTGAGGCATGAACTGTGACATATCCATACCACTCATAGAGCCTTGCTCCATATTCTCGAAGTCTTTAGGCATTCCTTTGCTTTGCCTTTGTTCTATCATTTGGCTTTGCTGGGTTCCTTCTTTTTCTATTCTTTTGGCTTTAGCCGCATCGGCATTATCCTCCTTAGCTTTTATTTGCTTAGCTTTTATCTGCTCTAATTGCAAATTATACTGAAATTCAGTAGCCATTAATTCTTTTTTAATTTGAGCTTCAGCTTGCATTCTTTGCATTTCAAAGTTTGATTTTGCTTGCTCTATCGAAACTTTTTCAGCGGTTAGCGCTTGTTGTTTTTGCACTTCGGCCATTGCTGCTTTTTCAGATGCTTGGGCATTTGCTTGTGCCTGTGCCTGGATATTTTGCTGAACTAAAGCTTGTTCTCTTTGTTGTCTTTTTTTCCTTTTTACCTTTAGCATTTCATTAGCCAGCTTAAGGTTTTTAATTTGGTTAATATCTATTGAATCCTCAATATCAATTTCTTTTGTCTGCAAGCATATTTGTATGTTTTTCTGCAGCTCTGCTCTTTCTTCTTCATCAGGTTCCATTTCTAAGAATATACCGAAATCATGTAAATTAAGATTTTCAATTTCTTTTAAAGTCTCAACGTTAAAAGTTGACACACTGTTCATTAACGAATTTTTTGTTAATGGAAAGTTTAAAACGTCATTTATTTTTAAAGAAATATTCTCGCAGGTGCTTAAAGTTAATTGTATGCTAGCATCTTGTATATGTTTTGTGGCAATATTAGATGCATTAGCAGCCATTTTTTGAAGTCCGACTAAAGAATCCGGGCTCGGCATGCTTCCGTCACGAGCTTCGTTTAATCCAGTTACGTCCCTAATCATTTGCATATTATAATTGTATGCGGTAATCAAGGCTTGTATTTTACCTATTCCAGAAGAGCTTGATAATTCTTGTATAGGAACCTTGCCTCTATTCATATCCCCTTCTTGGGTCATAGATCTACCAACAACGGAACCAGTTTGGAAATACATATTCAATGCTTCCTGAGGGTTGTAATTTGTACCATTACCTAAATCAACCTCTGATAAACCGTCTACATCCAGAAAGACCCCGTCTGGAACCATCCTAGCTAATACTTGTTGTATTTTTAAGTGAGTTAGCTGTATAACATCTGCAAAACCAATACACTTACTTATAAGTGATTGTATTACCCCTTTATACATTCGCGGGGCGCTCATTGAGTAACTCATTTCAACTCTGGTAGTATCGGCTAAAGGACGAGTCATATTTTCAGACATATTCCATTTAAGCATTATATCAGTACCTATAATTTTAGCTCCTTCATACAACACTTCAATAGATCTAGCTACTCTTTCAAAATTGTCATTTGGAGGCGGATTAAACATATCGGTTTTTTCAATAGCCTTTTCTAAACCAGTGTCTGTTCTTTTTATTTTAAACACCTGATCCGTGTAGGTTTTGTATTCAAAATATAATACCTGAACAGTGTTATTGTCATAATTTTCAAATCCCTGAATCATTCTTCTGTTTCCTGGAGACTTTTGAATTTTTTCTAGCTCCTCGTTGGATATATAAGGAAACTCTTTTTTAAGTTCAGGTATTGATATAGACTTTACTTCACCTACATAGTATATGTCATCAAAATTAGGGTCCTCCGTGTACGACCATACACAATAAGCAGGATCTACATAATCTACTACAATACCTTCAGCAGGGTTAAACGATGTTTTTGTTACCCCAATTCCTATGTTAACCAAATCTTGATTAACCCTAGCTCTTACTAAGTCGTATTCATTTGTAGCTAATACTGTATTGATTGCCTCCTCTTCCGCAATTTCTATAGCTGGCTTATATCTAAGTTGCATGTGTAAATCTCTTTCCTCCATCGTTTCAGGAAGAGCGTTGTCAGGTATACCGGACCTACTCAAATCCATAGGTATAATCTCACTGGCTTTAGCTCGCGATTCTATTGTTAGCATATCAAATAGAATATTTTCAGCGTATCTAGTTCTTTTCTTTAAAGACTGAGGGTCTTGAGAATATGCAGATAGGTCGTATTGCTTTTGTGTAATACCATTGGCTACAATATTAGAAAACTTTGAAAGTATTGGAACTGGCTTCCAGTCTAAATTAAGATAAGACAAATCACCATTAATAGCCAACTCGTCTTTGTACTTTTGTACGCTTTGCTCTCCCCTAGCATATAGCCTAAGGTTATGAAAGCTATTCCAGTTAACAGAATATCTATTTGACCCAGCCCCTCCATAATTAAACCACTCCTGCTCGATAGCCCTTGACACCTGCAATCCGTATTCTAGCGTAGCTTTCTCAGCATCGCTAACTACCTGATCAGGAAATGGGCTATTAGTGTTTGTACTTACATTCATTTATTATATTATTTTTGAAGTAGCTCCCTCGTTATTGTATTTTTTAAATCCTAAAGTGTACACTTTTTTTTGCGTTGCCGCTCGGGGTGTATACCTGTGCTTATTGCAAGCCATTAAGGCTAGCCCTGAGCTTATAGATGCATCATGCTTTGTTCTATTGTTTATATCAAACTTAGCCCAATCTTGTAATGTTCTTTGTAAATAAACATCTCCATACCCGTCTACTTTTTCGCCAACAAAATCCTCTATGTATGTTTCAATAGCGGATGCATGAGCTTGTTTTATATCCTCGCTTGAATTAGGTATTCCACCTACTTCTCTTTCTGCTATTGATAACTTATTGTAGGTTCTATCGGGTCTATTAATACTAAAACCCCTGTATCCCCTTCTTTTTATATAATAAAGTAATCTTGGTTTATTGTTCTCCGCAAGTATAGGCATGCCGTAAAACACCATAGCCATTAATACATCTTCAAAAAACATTTCAGCTGTCGCGGGTCTTGCGATATACTCTAAAAAGAAATGATTAGGAGGTACGTCCTCCATTGAAAATTTAGTTAATCCATGTAAAGCTCCGTTAGAGCCGCCGCCGCCAACGACACCACTAATATCGTAACTGTCACAACCAAAGGCACCCATGTGCTCATTTCCTGGATATTTAATACCATTTTTTATCGTTATATTGTTTTGTTGCTCTTGATTAGGTACCCAAGTAATATAAAATCTACCGTCTTTATTAGGGTAAAATATTACCTCAGTATCTTTAATACCATTTTTCCATTGGAAGTTACCCTGTGTAACCATTGTATTATTCCTTAACTCTTCGTTGTAATCTATCTGCTGATATATTTTTGTTAAGTTAAATATGGATTGTTTTGATTCATCTCTGAATGCGTGTTGCTCTGTTCTTGGAAATTGACGATAATATTCGTTCAATGCGTCTGGATCATCTTTTAATCCCTCTACTTCGTTTTCCCAATGGTTAATAACCCCTTCTTCAATAGAAGTTCCATGAGGGCCTTCCGTTTCTTTTTTAGGTGTTTCAAATACCGGCCACCCGTACTCGTCAATGAACCCCTCGTAATTCCATTCCATTGGAATAAACAGTTTATACAAACCGCTTCTTGTTTGGCCATTCTTGTTCCTATTTTTTACGTCAGAACTATCGTATAGTTTTTTAAAGTTTTTACCCCCTTTGTCTAATGCGTTTGATGTTGATCCCATCATGCACTTTCCAATAACCCGGCTACCTAATCTTAAGCAGGTTTTTGTAACTCGCCAATTGTTAAGTATATTAGTAGGTCTCTCCCATTTACCACTTTCGTCATGTACTAATAGCTTTAGTTTTTCTCCATCGTACGAGTTGTCGCCTGTATTTTTCCAGTCGACCGTGGTGTCAAGCCCTGCGATTTCTTCTGGTACCGCGTTGGCGTCAAGTTTCCTTCTTGTGAATTTTGAGGCTGGTACTCTGTATGCGAGTTCTGTTTTAGGACGATCCATTCCGTCCTGAATTGGTTTAAAGAAGAATGGATAGTTGACCGATATTGGTACAACTTTGTCTGTAAACATCTTCTTTGCATCGGGTCCAGATTTGGACAGTATACCAAATCGAGCATCCGAAGATATTGTTGCTTGGTTAACGGTTTCGCCGGAAGCCATGAAAGAAAATCCTGATCTTCTGTTTTTAAGATAGCACATACCGTAGCTTCTGTTGTCTGCTTTGCAAGCCTCCCAGAATATATAGAATAATCTGTTTGATTCTCTAAAGTCAGGTTGCCCAACATCAATCTTGGACCACTGCAAGTACATGTAATGAGTGCCAGTAATATAGGTGGGATTATCTTGGTTGTAAAACCAAAAGCCTTCATCACGCCTATTAAACTCCTCGTCAATATACCCATACCATTTTTCTTTAAAAGCATCAGGGTATTTAATCCAATCCGCTTCGCTTTTTATTTTACTTAATTCCCCTGGATACTTAGCGGCTTTCCACTTGTTTATCCCTTTATTAGGTTTGTCTTGCAATAGAGGTAAAGCAATATGCACTCCGCTTATTAAGTATATATCACCTATTTTGCCGGTCTTACTTATAACAACAACATCATGTTCTTTGTCATAACCATACTCCCATTTTGCATAACGATTTTTTTTCTTAATTGCTTGGGGCTTAATATAGTCCTTGACTATACTATATAATTCTTGCTTATAAGCCATTATTTAGATCTCCCCTCTGCAAAGCCTTTAAATGCAGGTTTATCAGAAGTTCCAGTTGCCTTAGCAATCATGTTTTCTTCTTCCTGTATTCTGTTTAGTATTTCAAAAGCATCTAATATACAAAGTTTTTTAGTAGCGGCAGCATTTTTAAGTCTGTCAGCTGATATATCTTCATCTGAGTCAACGATCTTTTCCTCTGCTACCTTTACTAATTCTTTAATTGCTTTGTGCCCAGCGGCTATTATACTCCTCTTCGTTTCTATCGAGTTCATACTTTATAACAATATCATTTGATTTCATACAATACATAATCTGGTCATCTATAATAAATTCCCATTCGCTGTTCGGCGTAAACCCTATTATGTCTCCTGTGTTAATTCCGGAGCTCTTTAAGGAACTATTACCTATTTTTAGTATACCAATAAGATCAGCGGTTTTTTGACTACTTAAAATGTCTTTATTTTTAACAGGAGCAACAAAGCACCTGTCTCCAAAGGATTTCCATAAGTCTTTCCTTTTATATAAATAAATTTGATCTACCGCACAAAAAAACAAATCGTCTTTTAAAAAAGATCTGCTGTTCTTTTTGATTCCTTTCATATCGTAAAACACCCTAAACACATTATGGTGCACAATAATTAAATCCCCTTTTTTTATTGACGTCGCAAATGCAACAGGAGTTTCAATTACTTCAGCAACGTTATTGACATGCTTAAAGCTTTCTATAGAGCTATTTGTTATAAGGGTACGCTCTCCAACCTTGATCTCGTTATCATATCTTTTGCCTACCGGCTTTATGATAAAGTCATACACGCTTCGCATTAATACTCTAGGTCATATTCAACGGATATTGCCATGTTAGAGTTAAATTTCTTCCATGGCATTACCTCGTCTACTTTCTTAATAAATATGTTATAAGAATTATCCGACTCTTCAAATATTATATGAGAAATTTCGTGGCCGCCGTAAACTGTCTGTTTAACAGAGTAATGCATTGCTTCGTTTTTATAGTCAGCCCCGATACTAATTTTTCTTATAACACTTTCCATAACTTACTCTTTAATTTCCTCGTAAGTTCCGTCAGAAAGATTAATATTAACTGGACCATAATTAGCTTCAATGTCCTTTTTTACCTCCCCCATTTCTTTTTCAAGCATGTTTACCTGAAAAATAGCTTTGGCTTTTTGCACCTCTAATACACCAATGTTGGCTAAATAAGATTGCAACTCCGTTTGAAGTTTTGTTACTTTGTTTAACTCGTCTTTAGTGATTGCGTTTGGAGTTACCTCCATCTTTTTTACTTTACTCATTTTGATTTAATTTAATTATTAATTATTAATTTTTATTTGGCTGCTACAGATTTTGCTTTAGGCTTACTAAGCACTGCTTCCGACTCTCCTCCTTTAATAGGCACTACAATAGGCGCCTCTTTAATAGGTACCTCTAAACCTGGGTTTTCTAAACTTGGGTTTTTTGGATCTTTCGGCCCTACTCCTTTAAGTTGCTTTGCTATAGCCGTATCTAGTTCCTCTTGACTTTTAAACCCAGATAAATCCGAAAATTTTGCATAGAACCTGCTTTCTTCCATTTTAGATTTAAACTCATATCCCTCAGGCAAGTTAATTTTAAATTTTACTGGTGCTGGCGCGGGTGCTACTACAGCAGCTTTCTTTTTTGGTCTAATAGATTTAGATCTAGAACCAGAAGATTTGTCCGCTACCGGTGCCATCATTTTTTCTGCTTGAAATCTAGGTGGGCAAGGGGGTTGTCCGTCTCCTCCGCAGCCTCCGCCCATTATTGAACTATTCGCGGGATTACCTTTAATCCCCGGTGTCATTTTAAATGCCATAATTATTTTTTTATTGGTTAATTGTTAATTGTCTTTACCACTTGTTAAGTCAGGCTTTTTGAACATACTATTACGGTAATTAACCGCTTTATCATTCGCCTTGTTGGTAAATCTGTTTCGCTGCTTATCTAAGCTATCCTGCCTTATATAAGCCATTGCTTTTTCTGGGGTTAAGTTTAATAAAGTTTGGTTACTCATTGAATTTCCATCAAGTAGTTTTGTGTAACCGTAATTATTTTTAAACTCACCTATTTTATTAACAGGCAGCTTATTTTGTCCTTGGCCAAGAAAATTTGTAGTACCCTCCCCGGAAAGCTGTCCAACAATGCTTCCGGTTTGCAAGTTTTGCATATACGTTTTTAGAGGCTGTCCTGAATCTTTTCCTCCTTCTACAAAAGTTCCAAAATTTTGCATTTC